CGCCACGACGCCGCCGCTGGCGAAGGGCGTGGCGCGGCCCGGCACGCCACCCTTGGCGAAGGGTAGCGCCGACGCCAGGGCGTTCGATATCGACGACATGAACGAGCCCGCCAGCCCCTGTAGCGGCGCCAGCCCCTGGTTCAGCGCCATGCCGGCAAGGTTCAGCGCCACCTGGCGCAAGATGTCGTCCAGCGCCTTGCCGCCGATCACCGCGGCCTTCAGCGCCCCGGTCAGTTGCGCCCCAAAGTCTTCCGACAGGCCGCCCAGACGCCGCAAGGCGTCCTCGAACGGCGTCGTATCGGCCAAGATCCTGACCGTAACGTCCTCGTCCAATCGTCCTCTCCATCAGTCGGGAAACCGCGCCATCAGCGCATCCAGCGCCGCGCGATCGGGCGCGCCGCCTTGCGGCGGCGACAGCGCCGCCAGCGCCCAGTCCAGTTCCGTTGGCGTCATCGCCCAGAAGGCCGCCGGCGACAGCCGCAGCAGGCCGAGGCCCGCCGTCATGGCGGGACCCCAGGGAAAGGCGGCCGGTGCGCCCGCTGCGGCGTTCAGGGGCGGCTGCTAGCGTCCGCTCCAGCGCTTCCAAAGGTTACGGTCAGCAGTTCCGCCGCGACCGCGGCAAAGCCGGCGGCGCCCTGGTCGGAGCGCAGCGCCCTGACCGCATCGTCGCCCATGTCATGGCCCCCGCCGCGCAGACCTGCGCCGATCACCGCCACCAGGTCCGACGCCGACAGGCGGCCGGTGGAAAACCGCTCCACCAGCGCCGTCAGGTCGGAGGCGGCAAACGCGTCCTCCAGCTCCGCCAGCGCGCCCAGCGTCAGGCAGAGCCGGTACGGTCTGCCGTCGAACACGGCCTCGATCTCGCCGCGACGCCGGTTGACGCTCATGGCGCGGCCTCGAAGCCGATCTGCCCTGCCGATTCCATCGAGATCTCGAACGTCACCTCGCCGTCATGGGTCCCGGCATATTCCAGCGAGGTGATCTGGAACGGGCCTTCGACGACGCCGAAATCGGGCACCACGACCTGCCAGTCGCGGATCGCGCCATCGAAGAACGCCGTGCGGATCGCCGCATCCGACGTCTGGTCCTTGAAAATGCCCGCTCCGCCGAGCGAGGCGCGCTGCGCGCCGGCGCCGGCCAGCAATTCGCGCCAGCGGCCGGCGGATTCGGAATCGGTCACGTCGACGGATTCCGAATTGAACGCCAGCCGTCGTGTCCGCAGTCCGGCGACGGTGGTGAACGCGCCCACGCCTTCGGCGTCGAGCTTCAGGACCAGGTCCTTGCCCTTCTTGGCGACCATCTGGGGTCTCTCCTGTTTGAAATTGAAAAGGCCGCCCTCAGGCGGCCAACGGCTCCATCACCGCGCGGAAGCGCAGGATCGCGTGATGCACCAGCAAATCCTCGTCATAGCGCGCCTCGCCGAACTCGCAGGTCAGGTTGACCAGCGCGTAATCATTCAGCGTCAGCGTCTCGGTCGACAGCAACTGGCGGACCCGCTCCATGATCTCGATCGATTCCGACTTGCCGCGCGCCTTCGACCAGACGTGCACGGTGAACAGCTGCTCGGTGCCGATCTCGGTCCCGGTGCTCCAGTCGAACATGCTGGTGCGGCCGAAGGTGATGTAGGGAAACGCCGCGTTGGGCGGCGTGGCGTCGTAGATCTTCGCCCCGCCAAGCAGGGCGACCAGTTCGGCGTCGCTTTTCAGCGCGTGATGTATGGCCCGTTGCAGCTCAACCGCCGGCGACGTCATCGTCTCGTTCCCCCCTGGTCTCGCCACGTCCGACTGTCGCCTTCGGCTCGCCGCGCGGCTTGACCCCGTCGCGGCGGCGAAGCTCGAACTCGGCCTCGTCCGCTGCGGCGTGACCTCTATAGCGCAGAGCCGTTACGAGACCGTCAAGAGTAATTGCGATGCTAAGCTTCATGTCAGCGGCCCTGTTCGCGCGTTCGCGCCACGAGATAGCGGCCGGTCTCGTCGGGATCGTGCACGGTGAGGATGGCGAAGACGCGTCCGCCGCGCCGCAGCCGCATGCCGCTGGCGACATCGGCGCGATGCCTGAAAGTGATCCGGTGGGTCACCTCTTCCAGCGTCTGCCCCGCCCCGGACCGGTCGCTGGCCCTGGCCGGCTCGACGCGCGCGAACAGCTGGCCGGTCTCGACCCAGTCTTCGGCAAAGCCGCCCGCTCCGTCCGGCGTTTCCTGCGCCTGTTCCAGCGCCAGGCGGACGCGCAGGTCGCCGGACGCAACCAGCTTGGCCATCACAACCGCCCCGACCGATAGCCGGCGATCAGCCGGTCGAAGCCGGCGGGATGCGACACCGGCTGGTCCTCGGCGCGATAGGCGGCGCGAAACTCGAACCAGTGCGCCACCAAGACCAGGATCGCCCGTTTCAACAGGTCGGGCGCGTCGGCGCCCGCCTCGCCGAAACCGGCCTCGAAATCGATCTCGACGCCGTTCATGCGACGCAGACTGACCTCGGGCAGCTCGATGTGGAGCCGCGCCGGCCGGCTGACCAGATCGGCGGTCAGCCGCGATGCGTCGACCAGGCTCGCCGCGCCGTCGCTGTCATAGATCGTCACCGACCGGATCTCGCGCACCGGATGGCGTCGCAGCAGCACCGTGCCGCCGTCCGGCAGGCGGTCCAGCGCCAGCCGCCAGGACTGCGCCATCAGCGCCATGCCCGTCTGCGCCTCCACCTCGGCCGTCGCCGCCCGGATCAGTCCCGCGATCAGCGCATCCTCGGCGTCGTGCTCGACGCGCAGCTGCGCCTTGGCTTCGGCCACGGTCACGGGATCGGCGACCGGGTCCACCGTTCGAAAAAGCGTCATGTCGCCTCGTTGATGTGTGAGAAAGATTGCGGCCCCGGCCAAGGGAGCGGCGACCGGGGTCGGGGCCGGCGCGTCGGGTTCGACGCGCCGGCGTCCTGGCGCCGTCCAGGCTTACGCCGCGTAGCGGATCAGCTTGATGGCGGCAAAATCCTGCACGCCGCCGCCCACCCGCTTGGTGGTGTAGAACAGCACATAGGGTTTGGCCGAATAGGGATCGCGCAGCACCCGCACGCCGGTGCGGTCGACCACCAGATAGCCGCGGGCGAAATCGCCGAACGCGATCGGCGTCGCATCGACGGCGGCGTCCGGCATGTCCTCGGCCTCGACCAGCGGGAACCCCATCAGCATCGCCTTGCCGCCCGCCTGCGCCGGCGGCTGCCACAGATAATTGCCGTCGGCGTCCTTCAGCTTGCGGATCGAGGCCTGCACCTTGCGGTTCATCACCAAGCTCGCGTTCTGGCGATAGCCGGCTTTCAGCGCATAGATCGCGTCGATCAGCACATCCGAGGCGTCGCTGGCCGGCAGGCCGCCGTCCACGCCGGTGTCGATCGCGCCGAGGCTGCCCCACGCCCAGGCGTCTTCGGCCAGCACCGGATAGTCGAGGAAGCCGCGCGGCTTGTCGGCGCCGTCGCCGACGACAAACGCCGCGCCTTCCTGCTCGGCGAACGCCGCCTCGACCTCGCCGGCGATCCAGTCGTCAAGGTCGACCGCGCTGTCGTCGAGCAACGACGCGGTGGCCGCCGGCATGGCGTACAACTCCATCGCCGGGAACGACAGTTCCGACAGGTTCGACGTCGCCGTCTGCGGCCGCGCCGCCGTCTCGCCGACCCACCCCGCCGCCGGGCCGCTCAGCTGGTACGGCTTTTTCAGCACCGCCGTCGACACCTGCCTGACGCTTGCGATCGCCCTGATCGGCGACAGCGCCGCCAGGCGTTTGCCGATGGCGGTTTCGGTCTCCGTCGGCACCAGATAGCCGCCGTCCGGCCCCGATCCGTACGACATCGCCTTGCGGTCGATCGCCAGCAGGGCGCGGTCGTCGCCGCGCCGCACATAGGCGTCGAACGCCTCCTTGTGCTCGCCGCCGTCAACACCGCCCGCCTCGCGCTCGAGCGCCGGCCGCGCTTTCCGTAGCGCCAGCCGGTCGAGCGCGCGTTTCTGCTCGTCGAGCGCGCGCGAGATGCGGTCGACCTTCTCGACCGTCACCACGTCCTCGCCGAAGCGCCGTTCGATCTCGCTGAGGCGTTCGTCATTGGCCTCGCGAAACGCCTCGAACGAACTCATGAACTCGCCGAACGCATCCGTCAGTTCGCCGTTGCCGCTCTTGGTTTCCGGCGCGCCGGCGTCGTTTCCATTCATGTTGGGGTCCATCATCTGTCCTTCATCGTCATGGCGGCGCGCCGCCCGCGTTCGGCCAGCAGCCGCACGCGCCGCGAGCCGGCTGCCGTTGTCCCCTTGGGGCCAATTCCCTTCACCCGCGCCACGCGCGCTTCGGGAAGCATCGGAAAGGTGACGATCGAGATCTCCCAGAGATCCGCCTCGAGAATCTGCCTGACGCCGGTCGCGGCGTTGCGGCGCGCCCTGACCGTCTTGAAGCCGATCGACAGGCCGTCGATCGCGCTGGCGCGCATCAGCTTCAGAAGCTCCTGCGACCTCGCCACGCCCGGCGTCAGCTGGCCGCGCACGAACAGGCCGCGCTCGTCCTCGCGGATGGTGAGCCAGCGTCCGACCGGCTGGTTGGGGTCGTGCTGGAACAGCATCCGCACATTGAGCGCCGGCCGCTTCTTCAGCGAGCGGCGGAACGCGCCCGCCTCGACCGAATCCTTCGTCATGTCGACCTTGCCGAACAGGCTGGCATAGCCGGTGAACACGCCGTCTTCATCCAGACGCGTCAGGTCGACGCCGGCGAACTTGCGTTCGACGCGCGCCAGGCTCTCGCCCGTGGTCATGCTCAATCGTCCTTCCTGGTTTCCTCGCCGCGCGACAGCGCGCGGATGACAAATCCGACCGCCCACCAGGCGGCCAGGCTGGCGGCGGCCGATCCCATCAGCGAGATCTCGATCGGGTGCAGGTCGCCGGCAAGCTCAAGCTCCCTGGCGATCTTCAGCCCCGCCGCGCCGCCGAACACCAGGCCGCAGACCAGCCCGACGGCGAAGCGGATCGCCGCCTCGCGCCTGCCCCTGGGCAGGATGTAGGCGAGCGAAATGGCGGAGCCGGCCACAGCGCCCGCCCCTTTGGCGAGCCATATCCAGGCCGCCTCGGTCATGTCGTGCATTGATGGGTTCCGTCAGCTTCCGCGCGGATTGTGTTCCCGGATCAAATGCCGATTGCCTTCAATCGGCCATTGATAGCGCGATATCTTGCGTCGGCATGATCAGCTTTAAAGGGCTAATTTTGGTGGGTTCAAACCCAAATTTGAGATAGAATTTTGCAGCATCCTCATCGAGCGCATCGACCACAACTGCCCTAAAGGCGACGACCTGAGATGCGGATGCTGCCATCCTTAGTGCACTAGCAAGCAGAGTGGACCCGACACCCCGTCCATGTAGTTCCTCGTGCACGGCGAAACGAGCCAAAAGGGCGATCGGTATTTCTGCGGGCGCGCCATGAGGAGCCACAATCTTTGGTGTATCCTTCCGCAATATCATTCCTGCGCAAAGCGCATAGTAGGCCTTGACCCTGTTGTCCTTGTCTCGGACGACGAAAGTACGTGTGTAATTTGATTTCTGGTTGTGCAAGGCCATATCGGACAACCAACCATCCAGACTTGGTCGTCCTGAAGTAAATTCAGTGAAATCGTGGCCTTCCGCAAGCGGTTCCGGCGCAAACAGGCCTAGTTCTCGGAAGTCGCCCACTTGTTCTCGGTCTTCATGAGCGCCGCAAGTTTCGGATTCGCCTTGGCGGGCCGCGATACCTGCTTCAAGACATCATCGAAAATTTCGGCGTCAAGATACAGGAAACGCTGGTCCATAAGTGCCTTCTGAGCACTGAACATGGCTGCCTCCAGAACAAAACTAGAAAGACTCTTGCCGCAGCTTTCAGCGGCGCGCTTGATCAAATCAAGCTCGTCCTCCGCCACCCGGACATTCATATTGTCTTTCTTCAACGCAGACACAGCAGCACCTTTTCAGGGGAGCAAGCACTCCCGCTCCTGCACCCCATATAGCCAATGGCCACTCAGGATGCAACATTCGTGTTGACATTGTCATTACCAGATTCGTATTAACAATGTGCGTACATCTAATAGGGAGATTCGTTCGGTGTCCGACTTCCTACATGCCCGGGAGCACCTTTCAGGCGGCGACGTTGTCGTTGTCGAATGCTCCCATCAGTGCAACGTTCTCGTCATGGACGACGCCAATTTTCAACACTATCGTCGGCAAGAACAATACCGGTATTTTGGAGGATTCTTTCGACAGCTTCCTGCTAGGATTTCCGTCCCTCATAGCGGTAATTGGAACACAATGATTGACCTTGGAGGCGGTCGTGCGTCCATCCGCTACAACATCAGCTACCTCAAGACGGCAGCCTAACTCTGTTCGCGCGTACCACAGTGCTTCGGTCAAAGCCTTGCATATACTCCCCATAGTTCCATCGGATCGATAAGCCTGACTAGTCATCCCAAACGGCTGGCTAGTCAGGCAGTCACGAAACCAAACATCGTTACCACTCAACGATATTGCGACACGCACTGGTCTGGACTGCATTTTTCTATTCACTTCCCCCGCGGCCCGTAGCCCACCGCCTGGCGCTTCTCGTCGTCGCTGAGGAAGGCGGCCTGTCCGACCCGGCGCCACAGCGCCTCGCGGTCGGCGGCCAGCGCGTCGACGGCGTCGGCGTCGTGCCACAACCTCAGCTCCTCGCCGAATTTCTGCGACAGGAAATGCGAAAATTCTCCCGCCACGCGGCCCGCCAGCGGCAGCACCGTCAGCCGCCAGAAGGCGCGGTTGGCCTCGCGGTAATTGGCGTAGGTGTTGTCGCCTGGAATGCCGAGCAGCATCGGCGGCACGCCGAAGGCGAGCGCAATGTCGCGGGCGGCGGCGTTGCGCGCCTGGATAAAATCCATGTCCCTGGGCGTCAGCCCCATCGACTTCCAGTCGAGCCCGCCATCGAGCACCAGCGGCCGCCCGGCGCGCCCCGGCCCGGCATAGCCGTCCTCGAGCTCGCGCTTCAGCCTGTCGAACTGCTCGTCGCTCAGGGCGCCGCCGTCGCCCGGCGCATAGACCAGCGCGCCCGACGGCCGCGCGGAATTGTCGAGCAGCGCCTTGTTCCAGCGCGCCGCCGCATTGTGCATGTCGAGCGCGGTGGCCGCCGCCTGCATCGGCGCCAGCCCCCGATGGTCGTCGAGCGGATGGAACAGCGTCAGATGCAGCGCGTCGGGCGCGTCGCCCAGCGCAATGCGCCGCGCCGCGCCGCCGGCGCGGTAGTCGAGCCCGCTTGGCCAGCCGTCGGGGCCCGCCACCACCGTCACCCGGTCGGGGCGCAGCGCGTGAAGTTCGCGCGCCTGGTCGCCCGCCTGCGCCATCTCGACAAAGGCGTCGCCGGCGATCATCAGATGGCCGTAGAGGCTCTCCATCAGCGCCGCGCCCGACTGGCGCGGATTGGGCCTGGCCAGCAGCGCCAGCGCCGGATGCGCCGCCAGTTCCGCCTGTCCCTGATAAAGCAGCCAGGGCAGCGACGCGGCGGCTTCCGAGATCAGCCGCACGCAGCGATGCGCCACCGGGTTGCGCAAAAACCCCTCGCGCGCCAGCGCCTGATAGTCCGGCCGCGTCCAGCCCGCCTCGCCCTGCATGTGCAGCGCCACGAAGCCGTAGCCCGCGTCCTTGCGCTCCGCCGCCGCGACGCGCGCCGGCGCCGCCGGGCGCGATTTTCGCAACCAGTCCCAAACCATATCCTGTCCTCGAATTTGCGCCTGCCGGGTTCGGCTCAGACGCCGCGCACCCGCGGTTCGCCGGCGCGCCCCAGCATCAGTTCGGTCAGCGCCCACACCAGCGCGTCGACCCGGTCCGGCGAGCGTCCGCCCGACAGGCCGTCGCGGCCGAAATCGCACATCTCGTCCTCAAGCTCCGCAAACCGCGTCGCGTGGATGACGCGGCCCTGCTCGTAGAGGGCCGCCACCGGTTCGGCGCGCAGCCATTTGCCGCGGCTGGCGCGCACCTGGCGCACCGGCGCGTTCGCATCCACCTGGCGCAGCACCGCCGCCACCATCTCGCCGCCCTGGTTGGTCTCGGCGACGATGCAATCGGCCTCGAGCCGGTGATAGAGCCCGACCGCGCGGCGGGCCCATTCCAGCGGCCCGGCGGCGCGCACCGTCTCGTCGGCCATCACCACGGCGCGGCCGTCGGCCAGCCTGCCCGCCGCGACGATGCCGCAGGCGTTCGACGCCCGGCCCGAACTGGCGGGCGGATCGACCGCCACCACGATCCTGCGCGGCCGGTCCTCGACCGGCTGCGTCGCCGCCTCGATCCTGTCGCGCTTCCACAGCGCATCGTCGCGGTCCTCGATCAGTTCGCCGTCGAGTTCCTGCCGTCCCAGCCGGGTCGAGCCATAACGCGACCTGACCGCGTCGAGAAACGGCGCCGCCAGATTGGCGGCGTTGTCCTGCGTCGTCATGCGCGACACGTACACCGCCGGGTCGGCCAGCATCTGCTTCAGCAGTTTTTGCGGCCTCGGCGTCGTTGTGAACATCTGCTGCGGCCGCTCGCCCAGCCTCACGCCGAACTGCAACATGTCGAAACACGCCATCTGGTTCTTCCACTTCGCCAGTTCGTCGCACCAGGCGGCGTCGAATTGCGGCCCGCGCAGGCTGTCGGGATCTTCCGAAGAAAACATCTGCGCCACCGCGCCATTGTCCCACACCAGCCGCCGTCGCGTCGGCTCGAACGCCGGCCGCATCGACGGCGGCGACAGCGCCCGGATGCCCGACGGCCCCTCGATCATCACCTCGCGCACATCCGCCAGCGTTTCGCCCACCAGCGCGATGCGGCCATATCTGCGCCGGGCATAGGGGCTCAGCGCATGCACCAGGCCGATGACGAACTGGGACCCGGCGAATGTCTTCCCAGCCCCGCGCCCGCCCAGCACCAGCCAGCGGTCCTGTGCGCCGGGGCTGAGCCGCCACAGCGGATAGTGCGCCGGATGGACGGTGCCGAACGCGCCGGCCAGCGCCGCGTCAAACGGCCTGTCCCGCGCCACCGCCGCTACAGAGCCGGTCGGCCTCGGCCCGCGCCAGTTCGACGATCCGGGCGTCGATGTCGGCGAGCAGCCCGGCGAGTTCGTCATCGCTCTTCATCCCCTCTTCCATGCGCCGATCCCCGGCCGCCGCGCTCCAGCGCTCCAGCATTCGCGACATCGCCGCCAGACCGTCGATCTGGGCCTTGTCGAGCCGCCCGCCGCGCCGGTTCGCCCGCTCCATCAGTATCAGGATCTGCTGCGCCACGAAACGCGAGGCGCGCGCCGTCACCTCGGCGGCGTCGGGCGCCGAAGCACCCTGAACAACCGCAGCGCCGGCGACGGTCGTCGCCGGCGCATCGGCGACCGGTCCGGCGCCGGTCCTTTCGCCACCAGTCCCCTCGCCGCCAGTCCCTTCACCATTGGCCGGTTCGCTGCCGCTCGGCTCGCCCGAGCTGGCGGCCCCGCCGGTCG